CTACACGGTCCGCGCGCTGTAGTCCCACTGGCCGGCGCCCATCCTTGGGCGTGCGTACGTGACGTGGGCGAGGCGTTGCAGGCAGTAACGCCGATAGTCCGTGATGGTCCAAGGTGCGACGTGCATCTCCTCGGCTATCCACTCGGCGTCGTGGTTGATGCGCTCGAGGTGGGCGTACCACTCGGGCTCGACGAGCAGCGCCGCGGCGTAGGTGTCCGCCTGCCACTCGTTGCCGGTGGAGTCGCAGAGGTGGCCGTGGATGTGGTGGCCGATCTCGTGGGCGATGACAGACCGGCGTTCGGCCTGGGAAAGCGACAAGTCGAAGTAGATGCGGTCGAGCTCGGGGGCGTAGGCGCCGATCTTGTCGCCGTCGAGGTGTGCGCCATGGACGCGGAGACCGTAGCCCGCTGCGATGGACAGTAGCTCCTTGATGTCGCCCCCCGGGGTGTCTAGCTCCCGGGGGTCGGCCGCTTCTTTGCTGCCAGTCCGTATTCGCCCGGGTCTTCGCTGATCTCGTAATCCTCGGCGTGGGTTCCGACATTGAACGTCGGTGCGATGCCGGTTTCGGCCAGCTCGTGCGCAAAGCGGACGTAGTCGAATGGGGTGGGCAAGCCGAATGCCTTGGTGATGACGTCGACATCGTTGCTGGTCATCTCGCGATCGCCCTTGACGAGACCTGCCCAATAGTCGCGCTTGCGAGCCCCGGAGGTCACGGCTTCAAGCCAGCGGCCAGAACGGTCCTCCTTGCCATTGGCAGCCAGAAGGTGCCGCAAGTAGTTGCCGAGTTCGTTGGCGTATTGGCCTGGTGTCGCGTGCGATGTCTTACCCACGAGACATCATCGTAGCGACCTGTCGCCATTTAACGACAACGACGCTTGACGTGGCGGTAATTACCGCTTACCTTGGGGGCATGTCAGCAATTACCGCCACCGACTACAGTCGGGCCATCGCGTCGGCGGTGAGAGCCGAGTTCGCGAAGCGTCGCGTCGACAAGAAGGATCTCGCCGCTGTGCTCGGGTGCTCGCTTCCCACCGCCTACGGCAGAATCAACGGTCAGCTCGACTGGAAGTCGTCGGACATCGAGAAGGTGTCCGCGTTCCTCGAGATGACTCCCCAGCGGCTCAACGATCTCGCTGCCGATGTCTCCCACGTCAGAACCGATGAGGTCGAGGCTGCGCTCCCTGTCGACGCGTGGGAGCAGCCCGCCCGCGCACGGCGTAAGACCATCGCCGGGGCGGTGGCATCATGACCGCCCCGTCCCCGTTCTGCGCGGTGCACCCGTTCGGGACCGCGACCATGTGCGGACCGTGCCGTGACCGTCGCCGCCACGCTGACGCGGAGAAGGCGTACGAGTCAGCCCTGAGTAGGTTCTGGCTCGGACGGCTTACCGACGCTCACGGTGCGGGGCGTGACGATGACGACTCGGTCACCCGCCTCGTAGGGGATGTGCGCCTGACGGTCTCCGACGAGGGCAACGACGAAACCTCGCACCCCGTCAGCGTCGTCGGCGTCGATCGCGCCCATGCGCTCATGCAGGTAGTCGACCCAGAAGTCGTCCGGGTTGGCCGGGTCAAGGTCGAAAACGGATCCGTAGTAGTGCAGTTGGACAGCCATGGTCGGAAGCGTATCGCCCGCCGTGTCCTGACCGCCGCTGCTGTCGCTGCCGTAGCTCTGTGGGCGGTGGCATCATGACCGCCGTCGTGCAGGTCATCGAACGCGATGGCGAGATGCGCGTCTCGTCCGAGGCCGTCGCCGGCGGCTCGGGTGTGCAGCACAAGAACGTCCTCGAGCTGGTCCTGTCGAACATCGAGGATCTGGCCGAGTTCGGACAGGTCGCGTTTGAAACGCGACCTGGCTACAACAACTCCACCGTCCGCTTCGCCCTCCTGAACGAGCAGCAGGCGACTCTGCTGATGACGTTCCAGCGGAACACCCCCCAGGTGCGGGAGTTCAAGAAGGTACTCGTCCGCACGTTCTTCGAGATGGGTCGCAAGCTCGCCGCGATGGCAGTGCCGCAGACGCTCCCCGAAGCTCTCCGTGCGTACGCGGCCGAGGTGGAGCAGCGTGAAGCCCTGCAGGCGAAGGTCGCCCAGGACGCCCCCAAGGTGCTGTTCGCTGACGCGGTCGCCACCGCCGACACGGACATCCTCGTCGGCGACCTCGCGAAGATCCTCCGCGGCAACGGCATCCCGGTCGGCGCGAACCGCCTGTTCGACATGCTCCGCGCGGACGGGTTCCTCATCCGCCGCCGCGGAACCGACTGGAACATGCCCACTCAGCGGTCGATGGAGCTCGGGCTGTTCCGGGTGAAGGAAACCGCTGTCACGCACAGTGACGGGCACGTCACCATCTCGAAGACCCCGAAGGTGACGGGCAAGGGTCAGGCGTACTTCGTCAACCGGTACGCCGGCCGCTTCGTGGAGGTGGCGTCGTGAGTGAGCCGCTGATGGAACCCGCGCAGTGGGAGAAGGATCTCGCCCGCGCCATCGAAGAGTTTGAGCGAGCCGCGGCGCAGCGCTGCGGTGGGTGCGGCAAGAGCAGTCGCGAGATCGCGGCCGACGCGGTACGTGCGGGGGTGGCGTCGTGAACGACTTCACCGCATCCAACGGCATCGAGATTCGCATCACCACCGACCTAGGAGGCGACAAGTACCTGCACGGCACTGTCCCAAACGAGGTGGACCAAGTCGGATTCACTCCCGAGCTGCACGCCACCGCATCCGAGAAGGGCCTCGAGGCTCTGCGTGAGTTCTTCCAGGCGGAGGCTGACGAACGGTTGGGCCGGTGGCGCTGGCCCGAGAACCCCAACTACGTCGTGTACATCGAGGACGGGTACGCCGTGGTCGTGGACGAAGCGGGACCGAAAAAGACACCGGACCGCATTGCGAGTCGTCACCTCGAAGACCCGGTGGGTTCCATCGGGTGGGGTGAGTTCGCCGCCCGGGCCTACTTCGATGCTCACCCGGAGCCGAAGCCGTGGCACGACGCCAAGCCCGGCGAGGTGTGGGAACTGACGCTTGAGGGTGAAAAACCTGCGGCGTTCTACCCGTCGAAGTCGATGAACGGGTACTTCACGCCGGTGATGCCGAACACGGGGACTACCGCCGTCAACTTCGATTGGCCGCTCATCACCGCTGGTCGCCGCATCTGGCCGGAGGTGTCGTCGTGACTGCTCCCGTGTTCCGCCCGTACCTGGTGGTCGTGGCGGGGATGGGCGCCCTGGTGGGGTTCATCGTCCTGCTGGCGGTGGTCCCGGGTGTGGCGTTCGTGGTCGCCGGGGTGACTGGGGTCGCCCTGACCGTGGTCGCGCTGCGCGGTGCGGGCCCGTTCTTCGACTGGGTGGCCCCGGATCATCCGGATGCGTTGGGTTCTCTCGACGTGGAGCGGATCACCCCACCCACCCCCTGACGCCCAGAAGCGTCACTCACCTCTTTTCATTTCCTTCACGAAGGGCACATCGTGCAGATCTTTCCGCGACCCGTTCGCACCCCCAGACCGCCCCGCCGGGAACGCCCGCAGCGCGTCATCTGGTCCCTCACCCGCAACACCAGCCCGTACCTGATCGCGAACCCTGACCGGGAGATCGCTGCTGAGGTGAACGGGTTCGCCCACTGCCCCGCATGTCGGGTCACTTACACGCCTCGCCTGTTCGAGCGGATCATGTCCCCGTCGTTCCTTCGGGCGCAACGGTGGGCGCACTCTCACAACGCGGAACGTCACCCGCGTCGGTGGCTCCGCTCCCAGCACTTCCAGGCGTCCATTCCCGCTGAAGTTCGTGAGCGGGTGGCGTCATGAGCGCCGCGCTCGAGAACGCGAAGCAGGTGCTCGCAGAGCTGACCACGCTCCATCAAGAGGGATGGTGCGCGTGCCAGTCGTCGACGCTCCCGGCTCGCGTGCAGACCGCACTTGAGGAACTGGTCGCGGCCCTGTCCACCCCGCCCGCGGACGGCGTACGCGAAGCGCTGGCGAAAATCCTGACCGGCCTCGATGACCGTGAGTGGGCCATTGCGACGGCGGACGGACACTCGCACCTGGATGGCTACTTCGAGGCTGCTGACCGCATCCTCTCTGCGTTCGAGGTCCGCCCGCGTGGGACGGTCACCGACGCCGAGGTGGACCGTGCAGCGCATGTCTTCTGGGACGCAATGCTCCGCTTCGAACCGCGTGAGGCTATGCGCGCCGCGCTCGAAGCCGCGCGGTGGGCCCGCTCGTGACTGTCGAGGTGTTCCGTGAGTCCACGGATGCCGAGCGTGACGCCGGCATCCTCTCCCACCTTCGCGAGTGGTGGCTGACGGTCGCCCGCCGCGACAAGTACACCCTCGGCCACGAAGAGGTCGACCTGCTCATCCGTGTCGCAGGTGAGCGTGACGAGCTCCGCCGTGAGGTGTGCACCGAACCGGACCCGAAGTACATCGTTCGTTCCTGCCCGTCGTGTGCGCATGAGCCGCACGGGTACGGGTTCCTCTGCAACCGCCGCACGTGCGCGTGCCGCAACGAAAGGCGCCCCGCATGACCGTCAAAACGAAGCCCGTGTGGGCGGTGGGGGATGCCCTCGTCTCCGGTTCCACCCGGTGGAAGATCACCGCCCTCAACGCGAAGACGAAGGCCGTGCAGCTCGAAGCGTTGTCGACCACGAACCACGGCATGCGGTGGACCACCACCCTCAACAACCTCCCCAGAAAGGCCGCTTAATGAGCGCCAAGACCATCACCCTTGATGCCCACGTCGCCCGCTACATCGCGAGCGCAGTTCTCCCCGCGGTGTCCCGCGACGACATCACGCCGGTCCTCACTGGTGCGCACTTCTCGATGGAAGACGGGCAGCTTCGCGTCACAAGCTCCGACCGATACCGAGCCCACACCGTCATCGTCCGCCCCAATGACCGGGTGCCCAAGGAGCTCGACGTCATCGTCCCGCGCCAGGCGCTCACGTGGATCACGAAGAACGCTGGAGTCTTCTCCCGGAGCCGCAGCCCCTACACGCCCGTCGTGCGGATGCGCTTCACGGAGGATCGGTTCCCGCCCGTGATCCGCCTCATCGTGAAGGCGCGAGACGCTGAGACCGAGCCGGTCGAAGGAAACCTGCGCACCGACTACCTCGCCTCTGTCTCCGCGATCAGCGACGGCGTGAGAGCAGCTCACATCAAGTTCACCAAGGGCGAGAACGACCGCCTCGGACCGGTCTACATCCGTTCCGGCGTGGCCGAGGCCATCCTGCAGCCCACAGGTGAACAGGCATGAGCGCCGTGCTGTCCGGTCTCGTCCCCAACCTGGACGAGGAGGTGTACCACGCACACCCTGCCCTGTCGTCGACCGGTGCACGGCAGCTGCTGAAGGCGCCGGCGAAGTTCGAGTATTTCCTGTCGCACCCGTCGCCGCACAAGAAGGCGTATGACGCGGGCACGGCGGTGCATTCGAAGGTGCTGGGTGTGGGTGCGGGGACGGTTGAGATTCCCGCGTCGGTGTTGTCGAAGACGGGCACGACGGGGACGGACGCGGCGCGCGAGTTCATCGCGAACGCCCGCGCCAACGGTGTCACCCCGTTGAAGGCGCACGAGATCGCCCACGTGGATGCGATGGCGGAGGCAATCCTGTCGAATCCGATGGCCCGGCTGCTGCTCGAGCAGGAGGGGCTTCGTGAGGCGTCCGTGTTCGGCACCGACCCGGTGACGGGTGCGGACTGCCGGTGCCGGTTCGACCTGCTCCCCACCGGTGGGGGGCGTCGTGTCGCCGTCGACCTGAAGACAGACCGCGCCGAGGCCACCCCGGTCGCGTTCGCGAAGACCGTCGCCGACCACGGCTACCACGTCCAGGACGCCCACTACGAGGACACCGCCGGGTTCGAGGGGATCGAGTACGACGCGTTCGCGTTCGTCGTCGTCGAGAAGGAACCCCCGTTCCTCACCGCGGTGATCGTCCTCGACCAGGACTTCCGTGAGATCGGGAGCGCCCGCGCGAAGCGTGCCCGGGAACTGTTCGCCATCGGCACGGAGACGGGTGTGTGGCCCGGTTACCCGGGTGAGATTCAGATCGCCCGCCCCCCGATGTGGGCCATCTACGACCACCAGGATTCGGAAGAGAGCGCAGCATGACCGACATCGCCTTGCCGACCGACGATCGTCCGTCGCGCATCCGCCGCACCGTCACCCCCGCCGCACCGATCCCGGTGGATGACGTCGCCCAGACACTCGCCGAGTACACCCGCGTCGCCCTGTCCACGGGGGCGCGCCTCGAGATCGACCCGGTCGAGTTCACCGCCGACGGTGAGACGTGGGTGCCCCTGTGGCTGAACGAGGAACCCCCCGCCGGCGCCCGAGCGACCGTGCGCCGTGACGGGGTGGAAACGATCGTCATCCGCCGCTGGGTCGAAGCCCTCCCCGGGGAGGAAGCCCTCACCGACACCGGCCGCCGCTGGATGGACATCTGGCTCGAGAACCAGACCGAGAGATTCGAGTCGTACGTCCTCCGCGCAGCCCTCGCCCGCGCTTACCCCGATGTCATCGGTGACCGGTTCGACATGGGCAAGCCCCGCGTCCCCCGCCCTGTCCCGACGGAGCCGGCTGAGGGGGAGCCCGCACCGCCGGTAACCCCCGAGCAGGCCGCTGAGGTCGACGCGGCCGTCGCCGCCCTCCCGTGGGAACCGGCGCCCGCCGGGCCCGTGCCGCGCCCGCCGTCCGCTCACATCCCGCGCCTCCACGGAGGTGCAGCATGACCCGCATCTACGTCGCCGGGCCCATGACCGGACTGCCCGAGCTCAACTACCCAGCCTTCCGCGCTGCTGCGTCCGAGCTCCGAGCCCACGGATTCGACGTCGAAGACCCGTCCGAGAACGTCAACCCCACGCCGGACGACTACCACGGGTGGCTCCGGGCAGGCCTCGCGCAGCTCATCACCTGCGACGGCGTCGCGCTCCTCCCGGAGTGGGAGAAGTCGGGAGGCGCACGGCTCGAGGCAACGGTGGGGGCGACCCTCGGTATGCGTGTGGCGCCGCTCGAGCTCTGGACGGCGGTGCAGGCATGACCAAGCCTGGTGAGTTCTCTCCTGCCACGGTGCAGCTGAGGAAAGTCGAAGAAATGTTGGCGTGGGAGCGCCGCAAGGATGACCTGACGCTGCCGCTCACCGAGACCGAGTGGGCCCAGCTTCGTGTCGACCTGCGCAACGCGTGCGCGAACCACAAGAAGACCGACCCGCTGTACGCGTACGCGGGGAGCTGCGGGCATGACGTGCCCGAGGACCCGGACGCGGAGGACGGCGTGCACCGATGGAGTGACGAGGCTGACGCGCTGCTGTGCATGGCGGCGGTGGTCGGGTACGCCTGCATCTGCCAGGACGGCTACTGCTCGCAAGAGGCATCCGCCATCGAAGCGCGCGATGACCTTTGGTATGCGGTCAGCATGCAGAAGCGCCGAGCCGACCGGTCCGCGCACCTCGCCGGCATGGTCACCAAGGTGTGGCTCGACAGCACCCTCTCGCTCGAGCAGGTGCAGGACATCGCGGCCGACTGCAGGGATGAGGCGCAGCTTGTGCGTCGAGCGGCCGAGGTAGCCAAAGCGGGCGGAGGTGACGCGTCATGACCCGCGATCCGATGGCGAAGGCTCGTCCGGCGGTGCAGTCCCGGTCGAAGGGTCGGTGCGAGAAGTGCGGACTGCAGGCGGCGACGGACATCCATCACCGGAAGCTGCGCCGCCACGGCGACCACGCCCCGGCGAACCTCGTGCACCTGTGCCGCACGTGTCACAACCTCGTCCACGACAAGGGCTACAAGGAACCCGAGTCGGGGTTCCTGTTGAAGTCGTGGGACAACCCCCGTGTGGTGCGTGTTCGTCATGCGTTGTTCGGGTGGGTGCGTCTTGATGACGCCGGCGGATGGGAGACCGCAGCATGAGCGGCCGGACTGCGAAAGAGATGGTCGAGCTGCTGCACGGGCATTACATCGCCCCCAGCAAGCCGGCAGGCGGGTACTTCGCGCCGGAGCTCACGGCTCCGAATAGCTCACGTCGTGCAGACCTGATCTGGCTGCCGCTGACGAGTCAGGAGCGGGGCCGCATCGTCGGGCACGAGGTGAAGGTCTCGCGTGCAGACGTTGTGCAAGAGCTGGCCGACCCGACCAAGGCGGACGCGTGGGCCCGCTACTGCTCGCAGTGGTGGCTGGTAGTCGCAGACCCGTCTCTTGTGGACGGCCTGACAATTCCGGACCGCTGGGGCATCATGGCGCCACCGTCGGGCCGCCGCCGTCGCAGCATGACCATCGTTCGCCCGGCGCCTGAGCTGAGACCCGACGATGCGGCGGACGCGCTCGCGACCGTCCTGGCGCGGATGTTCTTCGCCGGCGACGACGCAGAGGCGCGCATTGCTGCGGCTGAGGAGCGTGCCGAGCGCGCGAAGGCTGATGCGGGCGCCTGGAGCGAGCGCTACCACGACGCATATTCAAAGCTGAGTGCACTGGGCGAGCTCGGTTACGAGCGGGAGCTCGCACAGGACCTGATACGTGGGCTTCGGGAAGCCCGTGTCGGTGAGTTGTACCGATACGCCCGGCCGGAGACCGCGACCATCGTCGCCGCTGCACTCGACCACGCCGTCGTCGCACGGCGCACCGCCGACATGATTGCCCGACTCGACCGCGCGGTGAAGCAAGTCGGCACGCTCAGCGAGTTCGGGTCGCTCATGGAGAAGCTCACCGGGATGCGCCGACGGATTGAGTCGGAGCTCGCGGAGCTCGCAATCCCGGGGGACCAGTCATGAGTGTCATGCCTGAGTACGCGATGACCTACGCGATCTGGTGGCCCGAAGCCGGCGTGCTGAAGGTGGGTCGGGCGTGGAAGTCGCACCGGGTGGAGATGATGACCCGCTCCGGTGGTCTGGTGATTCTCCTGGCGCGTGGCACGGATGCCACGTGGGAGCGGGAGGCGCTGGCCGAGCTGGCGAAGTGGTTCCCGCGCGCGTTCCGCACGGAGGACGAGGCCAAGGGGCTGCTGTTCATGGGCCGAGGTTTCACGGAGTGCTTCACAGTCGCTGAGCATCACCTGGAACTTGCGGTCGATCTGATTTTCGAAGGGTTCGCACGAGGGAATGAACAGGGTGAGAATCCGGCAGGTCCGGCCGTCGCATTGGACGGACGCGAGCCTGCTGAAGGTGCCGTCGTACATGGCCCGGTTGACGGGGATGTGCCTCTGGGGGCTGGTGGACGACGAGGGCCGGTCGGAGTTGAGACCGGAGTTGATCGCGGGGGCAGCGTTCCCGGGGGATCCGGCGATCACCGCGTCGGAGGTGGAGACGTGGATGCTGATGCTCGACGAGGCCGGGTTCCTGACGATCTACACGGTGGCGGGGGCGACGTGGTTCGCTTTGTCGAGACCGTTGGTGACGCAACGCCCGACCGTGTCGGAGCATCCCGCACCGCCTGTTCCGGAGTCTTCCGGAGTCTTCATGGCTATGGGGGGAGCGGGGGAGCGGGCGCGGGAGCGTGTGCAGGCCGAGGGTGCGGAGCGTGCGGGGTTGTGGGCGTCGTGGGCGGTGGAGCAGGAGGGTGTCGCACCGCCGGAGAGGCCCCTGCTGTTGGACGCTCCTCCGATTGGGTGCCCGGAGCATCCGCACAACCGGTTCACCCTCGACTGCGGCGCCTGCGGCACGGCACGAAGACGTCACGACCTGTGGCTCACCGAGCAGCGGTACGCGAAACGCGTCGAGCAGTGGGAGCGATCCAATGACACGGAGGCGTGGTGAAGACCCGGAGCTCGCGTTCGCGGAGTTCCTGTACCGGGTGACGGCGCAGTACAACACGTCGGCCCTGTACCGCCGGCGGCTGCACGCCGAGTCACCCACGTCGATGAGTCGTGGGCCCCGCCCGACGTGCCCCACGAATCACCCCCACGGGGCATCGAGTAACTGCTACCAGCGCCACCGCTGTGCCTGCGAAGAGTGCCGGGTCCAGCAGGCGCGTCGCGAGCTGGGGTGGCGGAAGGGACGCGCCCACCGTGCATGGCAGGGGATTGAGGTGAAGACGTGAGCGCTCCTATTCGACCGCCTGAGCAGGTAGAGGCGTTCTGGTCGAAGGTGGATCGCACGGGCGGTGCCGAGTCGTGCTGGCCGTGGACGGCCGCGGTGAACGCTAAGACCGGATACGGGGTATTCCACCCATCTCGAACGTCGGGGTACCCGCAGACGGTGAGCGCCCATCGGTTCGCGGCGCATCTTGCCGGCGTCATCGACCTCGCCGACCCTTCTCAGCACGTTGACCACGAGTGCCACAACAACTCGGGATGTGCGCCGGGACCGTGCCTGCACCGCGTTTGCTGCAACCCAAGCCATCACCGGCGGCGCACGTCCGCGGAGAACGTGAACCGCTCGCACAACTCGAACGCACGCAAGACGCACTGCCCTCGCGGCCATGAGTACACGCCCGAGAACACCCGGGTGCAGCGGAAGACCAACACCGAGACCAGGAAGTGCATCGAGTGCGAGCGAGCTCGCGACCGTGCACGCAGCAGCAAGGAGAAGAAGTGACCGGAGAGACAGTTCTGACCGTCGTGGGGAACCTCACGGCTGATCCGGAAATCAGGTACACGCAGAACGGGCTGGCGGTGGCGAACTTCACCATCGCGTCGACCCCGCGGACGTTTGATCGTCAGGCGAATGAGTGGAAGGACGGGGATGCCCTTTTCCTCCGTGCGTCGGTGTGGCGTGAGTTCGCGGAGCACGTCGCCGGGTCGCTGGTGAAGGGTTCCCGTGTGATCGCGACGGGCCGGTTGAAGCAGCGTACCTACCAGGACCGTGAGGGGCAGAACCGGACGGCGATGGAGCTCGAGGTCGACGAGATCGGCCCCTCCCTGCGGTATGCGACGGCGACGGTGACGCGTGCAGCGTCCAACCGTGGCGGGCAGCCCGCGCAGACCGAACAGTGGGCGTCGGCGCAGCCGGGTGACTCCGATGCGTGGTCCACCCCGAGCGACGAGACGCCGTTCTGATGGCTACGTGGCAGGGCGAGTACACACTCGCGCAGTACGACGAGCTAATCCGGCTCGCCAGCATTCTCGGCTTCCAAGACGACGTGACGCATTGGGCGGCCGAACGGCAGAGAGCACTGGACAGCAACACCGACAGGAGCCCGAAATGACCGAACTCAGCCAGGCGGCGCTGGTCGCCCTCAGCCAATGGATCGACGCTGGGAATGCCGATCGCGATCCCGAGGCCCTGACCCTGCACCGTCTGATCAAGCTCACCGAGGAATCCGGCGAGGTCGTCACCGCAACTATCGGGGCGCTCGGCGCCAACCCGCGCAAGGGCGTGACGAACACCTTCGAGAAGGTGCTCGACGAACTGCTGGACGTGGCTATCACGGCCCTCGGCGCTTACGAGCACATCGACGGGCACCAGGGACGCGCGCTGGGTGAGCTCGACGGCAAGATCGTGCGCGTCGCGGAGCGCGCGGGCGTGGTGGGGAAGACGGGTCATGTCTGATCGGGGGAGGGGAGCTATGGAGACGACACCCCGTTCTGAGATGAGGATCCTGACCGTTCGTCAGCCGTGGGCATGGGCGATTATCCACGGGGGGAAGGACGTGGAGAACCGCGTACGAAACATCGCGGGAACCTACCGCGGCCCCGTAGCCATTCACGTGGCACACAACGTCGGCTCCTGGAACGAACGCGAAGCTGCACTGCAAGAGGTGTACCTGCACACCGCCCAGGAGGTGCGGCATCTGATTGCTGGCGGAGCGCGCCACGGCGGGCACATCATCGGCGTCGTCGACCTAGTGGACGTGCACGAGGGGCACAACACGGAGGAGGACAGGTTCAAGGCTGTCCGTTCCTGCTACCAGCCCCAGAAGCCGTTCGGTCCCTGCTCCAAGTGGGCACACCCGGACTCGCTTCACCTCACACTGACGAACCCGCGACCCCTGTCCGAGCCGATCCCATATACCGGCGCCCTCGGCCTCCGCCGCCTCGACGAAGACACGACCGGGCGCATCCTCGCGCAGATCGGTGGGGACGCATGAGCGACCGGGTATGTGTTCGTGGGTGCACTGTGAGGGATGTGCACTGGGCGACATGCGACAGAGCGACGAAGGTGGGGGAGAACGCATGATGGATCTGCTCGATGCGGTGGATGCGCTCACTCAGGAGCAGCATGAGCACATCGCCCAGAAGAACGATGACGGCCGTTGGTTGAAGGCGCACACGGTGAAGCACCCGTGCCTGTTGCAGCGGATGCATGACGCAGTCACGCCCTCGTCGAATCGGGATACATCGTCGGCATCGTCTGCGTCGACCCGTGCGCCACTGGACCTCGATGCCCTGTTCGAGTACGCGAAGATGACGTCGCAGATCAAGGACTGGTGCCTGATCGCCGGCGTCGCCCCGCACAAAGATCCCGTGGTGGCGCTGCGTCGGTGGTATGCGTCCCGCCTGGCGGAGAGAGACCGGGACGACGCGTGGCATGTGCGGATGCTCACCGGGTGGGCGAACCTCATCCGGGATCACCTGAACCCGCCCCGATCCTTCACTATCACCGCACCGTGCCCCGTCTGCGGGACGACCGGCTACGGGGATGCGATCAACGGCGGCGACACGTGGCCGATCGAGGTCCGCTACCGGCTCAACACGGACGGGGTGATGGCGGATGAGATCGCCCGCTGCCGGTTCTGTCAGGCGGTGTGGCAGGACCATGACGCGGTCGTGGAACTCGCCGATGAACTGAACGAGAAGGTCGGCTGATCGTATGCAATAATGAAGTGCCTTCCACCAGTCCGCCCAAAATCGGGTTGGTGAAAACCGGAAGCCCCAGTCGCTCAAGCGGCCGGGGCTTCCGCCGTTTCTGACAGGCGGGGATCGCCGGAGCGGGCCGTCCCCGCCTTTACCTTTCTCGCCCGGTGCCCCGGGTGGGATCTCGTCTCATTCGCCGCATGCTGTCATTTGACGCACGAGCGGCGCGACGCCGGCCCCGACATCTACTGCGGGCCCGCGTGGTGCACCACCTTCTGCATGTGGAGCCTTGCCGTGCGTGTGAGACGCAGACGTGATGGGTGGGGTGCTCGGGTGTGACGACCTCGAGCACCCCTACCGCAAGAGCCGGCGAGGGAGCCGCACATGAGACTCGCCCTGCTCTGCACCGCGTGTGCGATGGCTGGTGCTTCTGCTGTCCTGTTCGGGCGGCGGTCGTTCTGTCGCCTGTTGTGGTGGCTGTTCGGGAACGGGGAGTGACATGGGCACCTGCGACGCGGCGGTGGTCATCGACTTCGATTCGGTCGACTGCGACCTCGACGCTGGGCACGAGGGCATGCATGGCATGGCAGGCGAGGGCGGCCGCATCCGCTGGGAACTCGCTTCGCCGGTCGTCGTAACCGAAAGCGGCTATCCGTGCAGCGTGAACGGCAAGCCCTGCCCGTGTGGGTTCGACTCGGATGACTGCCGCTGATGCCTCGCTGTGGTGTGTGTGGTGAGCCTTCATGGGGTGTGTGTTGTGACGTGTTGATGGCGGACTTGTCTGATGAGGATGGGGACACCGTCGTGCGAGGGAGCGACTGATGGCGGCCGGAGTACCGGGCCGCACCACGGCTGCTCACCGCAAGAACCGCGCCAACCTCAAGGCCGCGGTAGCCGAGCATGACCTGCCCTGCGCTGAGTGTGGCGAGAAGATCGACACCACCCTCCCGCGCGGTCACAAGGATGCCTTCGAGTACGGGCACATCAAGTCCGTGAAGGCGTACCCCGAGCTAGCCGACGATCCCGCAAACGGTCAGCCTGAGCATCTGCGCTGTAACCGCGCGAAAGGCTCGGGCTCATCCCGTCCCGGTCTCGGCGACCCCTCCGAAGTCTGGTGACTACCGAGGGGTAGGGGTGTCCGAATCCCTACCACTAGGGCGCCGTCAGTCCACCGGGTGTGACCTGTCCCCCTCCGCGGGCTCGTGTCCCGTGTCCCACCCCCCGGGAGGTGGTCAGAATGGCCATGACGCCCGACGAGAAGCGCCGCCGTGAGCGTGAGCGCAAGGCGAAGCAACGCCAGGCCGCCAAGGAAAAAGCTCAGCTCGAGGCGTTGCCCCGAATCGGTCCTGCTGGTCGGGACGCTGGCGGGACATCGGGTGGGACAGAAGCCGGGACATCTTCGCCGCGTCTGTCGAATGAGGTGGCGGCGCTCGCGTTCGTCGAGTCGCTGGCGGTGCCGCCCTCGGCGCAGCCGCATATCGCCCTGCTGGTGACTCTGGCCCGAGATCTCGACTCCGACGCGATCGCGCAGCGGTCGGCGATCGCGCAGCGCTACGAGGAGACGATGGACCGCCTCGTCGCGGCCTCGAAGCCCATCGAGCGTGACGAGCTGGACGAGCTCCGCCGCTCCTTCTACACCGGAGGCGTGGATGACATCGACGACGACCCGGAAGCGCCCCAGCGGCGCCCAGCCCGCAAGAAGGCGTAGCGCTCGGCCGCGGCGGGTCCTGGGGCACATGGCGCCCCGTGTGTTCACCCCGCCGCGGCGTCCGCTGAATCCGCAGACCTCCGCTGGCTACGCGGCGATCATCTTTGCGATGCAGTTGCACGAGGCGCTGAAGGACACGCGTCACCGTGAGCTCGCGCCGAAGCTGAACCCGTGGCAGCGGTGGTTCCTTATCCACGCGCTCGAGCTGAACCCCGATGGCTCCTACCGGTTCAAGACGGTGCTGCTGTGGGTGGCCCGCCAGAACGGCAAGACGTTCATCGCGGCGCTGCTGATCCTGTTCCGCATGTACGTCGACGGCGATGCGATCGTCATCGGTGTCGCGCAGAAGCTGGCGACGGCGAAGAAGACGTACGAGCACGCGCAGAAGATCATCGACGCGATCCCGCGGCTAAAGCGTGAGCGCGGCAAGACGAACTCGATCAATGGCGAGCTGTGGTTCGAGCTCAAGGACGGGCAGCGGTACTGGGTCGACTCCGCCGAGAACGGCGGCCGCGGCCTCACCTTCGACCTCGTGTTCGTGGACGAGATCCTCAAGCACAAGAACTTCTCGGCGTGGTCGGCGCTGTCCAAGACCACCGCCGCACGCCGGCGGTCGCAGCTCATCGCCGCGGCCAACGCCGGCGACACGTCCGCGGTGGTGCAACGGTTCCTGCACAAGCAGGGCATGGACGCCATCGAAGCCGACGACAAAGACACCACGATCGGGCTGTTCTGGTGGTCCCCGCCGCCGGGCATGCCGCTGGACACCCCCGAGGCGTGGGCGTACTCCAATCCGTCGCTGAACTACAACCTGCCCGAGGAGAACCTCCGGGCGTACTGGATCAGCGACCCGCGACCCGTGTTCGAGTCCGAGGTCGCGAACCTCTTCGTTGACTCCTCCGTCGGCGGGCCGTTCCAGGCGGGCAAGTGGGCCGATGGGTTCGACCGGTTCTCGAAGCGCAAGGACGGCGGCGACGTCTACCTCTGCATCGAGGTGTCCCACGACCGCAGCTACGCGCACATCGCGTTTGCGACGTACCGCGAAGACGGCCTCGTGCACGTCGGCATCATGAAGTCCCGCCCCGGGACCGACTGGATCGTCGAATGGCTGCAGAGCCCCGAGCGCACCTTCACCCCGGCCGGGATCACGTTCCAGACCAAGGGTGCGCCGGTGTCCTCGCTCATCACTGAGTTCACCGACGCCGGCATCGACGTCACCGACTGGGGCGGCGCAGACCTCGGACGCGCCACCGGTCTCCTGCTCGACGGGGTGAACCTCGGCAAGATCAAGCACCGCAACCAGCCTCTGCTCGACATCGCCGCCAATACCGCGGTCATGAAGTCACTCGGCGGCGGCTACGTCGTGGACGCGAAGAACTCGCCCGGCGACGCTTCGCCGCTGTGGGGTGTGGCCGGTGCGCACTGGCTGCTGAAGAACCCCGGCGACGGCCCCTCGATCTACGAGGAGCGGGGCCTGACCACCGTCTAGGAGGACACCCAATGGCCCGACCCGACCGCCTCATCCGCTCGATGATCCGCAAGCGGTACATCGCCACCCTCGACACCGAGGAGACCTTCGAAGGTGTCCTCATCGACGTCGACGACCGTCACATCATCCTCGCCGACGTCGTCTCCCTCGCCAGCAACGGCGACCGCCTCGACGTTGACGGGCACCTCTGGCTGCCCCGACTGGGCGTCAAGTACCTGCAGACCCTGACCACCTAGGAGGTGCCCGCGTGCTCCTGTCCAACGGATCGGTGATCTCCACCCCCCAGCAGGGCGACTTCGCAGACACCGGGGGATCGTTCGGCGGCACCTACTACGGCGCCGGCGACGTCCCCCTCATCGGCGCCTGGGCGGCCTACAGCGAGATCTACAAGAACCAGCTGTGGGTCGGCGTCGTCATCCGCAAGCTCGCCATGGCCACCGCCCGCAACCCATTCGAGGTCAAGGTCGTCACCCCCGACGGCGGCCAGGCAGATGAGCGCGGCAACCTCGCCGCGCTCATGGCCCGGCCCAACGACCGCCTCTCCGGGTTCGACCTGTGGCTGTGGACCTCATCCACCTACGACCTGTACGGCGAAGCGTTCTGGCTGAAACTGCGCGACCGCAACGACCGGGTACGGGAGCTTCACCCCATCCACCCGACCAACGTCGTCGTGCGACGCAACGACGCCGGCGAGACCGTCTACGCGTACCGGGGCCGCACCGACATCGAGTGGCCCGAGCGCGACGTCGTCGTGTTCAAGAACTACAACCCCGAGAACCTCCGCCGCGGCCTGTCCAACCTCGAGGGTCTGCGGATGACGCTGCTCAACGAGGACGCCTCCCGGCGTGCGACAGCGTCCTGGTGGAACCGTGGCGCGCGCCCTTCGCTGGTGGTGAAGCACCCGAAGACGCTGTCGCAGGGCGCCGTCGAACGCCTGTCGTCGCAGATCGATCGGCAGTACAGCGGAACCGACAACGCCGGCCGCCCTCTCATCCTCGAAGAGGCCATGGAGGCGACGGTCGTGCAGCTCTCCGCCGAGGAGATGCAGTACATCGAGTCGCGCAAGCTGAACCGCGAAGAGGTGTGCGGGGCGTACGACGTCCCGCCGCCCGTGGTGCACATCCTCGACAAGGCCACCTTCTCCAACATCACCGAGCAGCTGCGCTCGATGTACCGCGACACGATGGCGCCCCGGTTCGAGCTGTTCGAGTCGGTCGTCGACCACCAGCTCGTCCCCGACTTCTACACCGTCGGCGGCGTGTTCTCGAAGTTCAACATGGACGAAGTCCTCCGAGGCGACTTCGAGACCCGCGCGGAGGCGGTCGGCAAGCTCATCGAGCGTGGCGTGATGAAGCCCTCCGAGGCGCGGCCGCTGTTCAACCTCCCGCCCGCTGGCGACGAGGCGAACGTGCTGTACGCGAACGCCGCGCTCATCCCGCTCGGCTCCAACCCCCGAGCAAACCCGGTCGCCACCGACGGGACGCTCATCCCGCAGCCCATCGACGAGCGTGCGTTCGCGCGCATGTCGCTGGGCGAGAAGGTGCTCGAGCTCGAGCGGCTCACCCGCGCCATAGAGGCCAGCAAGCAGATCGAACAGGAGACGTGATGGACATCATCCGAAAGGACGCCACGATCGCGGCCACGGGCACCGAGGGAGACTTCCCCGGAACCTTCGAGGTGATCCTGTCCGCGCCGACCCTGGACCGCGACGGTGACACCCTCAAGTCCGAGGAGTGGGTGCAGCCGCTGCCCGAGCACATCACCTTCGACTCCGACCATGGCATGTCCGTGGCCACCACGGTCGGATCCGGTGTGCCGCGCATCGACGAGAAGTCGGGCAACCTGATCGTGGCAGGCACGTACAGTTCGCTGCCGCGCGCGCAGGAGGTGCGCACACTCGTCAACGAGGGGCACATCCGCACGACCTCGGTCGCGTTCATGACCCTCACCGAGGGGAAGGGCGCGGGAGCGGTAACCAAGCGCGAGCTGCTCAACGGCGCGTTCGTCGCGATCCCTTCCAACCGGGAGGCGGTCGTGCTCACGTCGAAGTCCGCCACGCACAAGGCGGGCGCCCGCAACAGCGCTGCAGACGGCGAGCTGATCCAGGCGATCCTTGACGCCGCGGTGTCCCTGGGGGCGTCGCTGCCGTCAGAGAAGGCGTTCCGCGCGCGGCCCGGGACTAAGACGCTTGCCGGTTCGCTCGAGGCGGTCCAGGAACGCGCTCGCGCGGCGCTGCGTGAAGCGAACCCGGGCGACTGGGTGTGGCTTCGCGGGACCCTCCCGGATGCCGACGGCGGCGGCACCCTCGTGTTCGAGGTCGAGGACCGCGACACGTACGAATCCGAGCTCTACCGCCAGAGCTACACAGACGACGGTTCGGTCATCACCCTTCAGGGTGAACGGTCGACCGTGGGAGTGGTCGAAGTGCTCACTCCCGACCCTGACAGCAAGTCGATGACGCCCCCGGCCGACGCCGGCGCCGACGGTAAGGCCCCCGCGCCCGCCGACGACGCGCCTGCCGCGGACGACGCGGAACAGGCCGAGCTTCAGGTCCGCATGGCGCGCATCCGCGCACTGAACACACTCGCAGGAACCAACTCCCAGGAGGGGAAATGAGCACGAAGCTCAAGGAGGCTCAGGACAAGGTCCGCGAGCTCTCTCAGAAGGCACTCGACGTCGCGGAGAACCGCGGTGGCGAGTACAAGTCGTTCGCCGACCAGAAGGCGGCCCTCGATCCGCTCGAGGCCGACATCAAGAAGTGGACCGACGAGGTGCAGAACCTCGACTACATCGAGGAGAAGCGCAAGTCGTTCTCCGCGTCCGCTGGCAGCACCCTCGACGACGCGTCCGCGGACGCGCGCAACGAGGCCGTGTCGAAGTCGTTCGGCGAGCAGTTCGTCGAGTCGGCCGCGTACAAGTCGCTGCTCGACAAGGGCCTCAAGGGCAACTGGGCATCCGGTGACGTCGAGCTGAAGGCACCGCTGCTGCAGGGCAACGCGGGCGCGCCCGGCGGTGGCTACCAGGTCACCAACCAGCCCGCCGTGCAGCCCGGCATCATCGACCAGCGCTTCCGGCAGCTGACCATCGCCGATCTGTTCCCCTCGGGAACGACCACCTCACCGCTGATCCGCTACCTCGTCGAGTCGGTCGTCACCAACGGTGCCGCCGCCGTCGCCGAGGGTGGGCTCAAGCCCGAGTCGGCGCTGGCGTTCACCAAGGTCGACGAGGTGCTGCACAAGATCGCCACGTTCCTGCCCATCTCGGACGAGATGCTCGAGGACTGGGCGCAGGCGCGTTCCTACATCGACGCGCGCCTGGTGCTGTTCGTCAAGCTCGCCGAAGAGGCGCAGCTGCTCAACGGCGACGGGACGGGAGCGAACCTCGTCGGTCTGCTGAACCGGCCCGGTCTGGCCACGCCGATCGTGCGTGGCACCGCGCCGTCCACCGCCGACGACAACGCGATGGACGCGATCTACCGCCAGATCACGCGCATCCGCACCACGCAGTTCCTCGAGCCCGACGCGGTTGTCATCGACCCGCTCGGTTGGGAGGGCATCGTCCTGTCCAAGAACAGCCAGGGCGCGTACTACGCGCAGGGCCCGTTCGTGCAGGAGGCCACCCCGAGCCTGTGGGGCAAGCGTGTCGTCAGCACCCCGGCGATCGCAGAGTCCAGCGCGCTGGTCGGCGCGTTCGCGCAGGGCGGCCAGATCTTCCGCAAGGGCGGTATTACGGTCGAGGCCAGCAACAGCCACGCCGACTACTTCCAGAAGAACCTCACGGCTCTTCGTGCGGAGGAGCGCCTGGCGCTGGCCGTGTACCGACCCGGCGCGTTCGGACGCGTCACCGCCCTCAACGGCTGACCGGTGAGGCGCCCGACGTTTCACCGCGTCGGGCGCCTCGCCGCAGCGAAGGAGAAGCCATGTCCGTTCAGACCGATGAGGACGTCGTCACCCCCCGAAGCACCGGGGCCGTGACGTTCGATGCCTCACCCACCACGACCGAGGCTGTCGCCGACAACGCCAGCACCGACGCCGTGTCGTTCGTCCCGCCGGGCACCACCGAGGTCACTTACCCTTCGGACGCCGTCGTGGTGAACACCAGCGTCGACGGCCCCATCACGACCAGCGTGTCGTGGCTGTCCGAGGTTCAGACCAAGCCCGTGGAGGCGCCGGAGACCCCGGAGCCCACCACCAAGCCCAAACGCGCGCAGACCAAGCGCGTGAAGACCGGCGACACCGAGGACTGAGGAGGGGCGGGGATGGACGCATTCGCGAGGACCTTGCAGATGCCCGAGTATTCGCAAGGCGCCATCCCCGCCGACACCCTGTTCCTCAGTGAGGAGCTCGACGCAGCCACGGCCGTCATCCGCAGCTACTGCCGGTGGCACATCGCCCGGACAGAAACGGACCTCAAGCACCGCCACCGCACCCGCCTCCGCGAAGACGTGTGGCTGCCCGCCACGCAGATCACCGCGATCACCGCGGTGAAACTCGACGGGAAGAACGTCGACGACCTCACCAACATCGACATCGACCCGGACACTGGGTGGACCAGCCTCCGCGGCTCCGTCGTCGACGTGACCTACACCGCCGGATTCGAAGAGGTGCCCGCCGACCTCGTCAAGTTGACGATGAAGCTCGTCGCGCGGTCACTGAGCAACCCACTCGACGTCATCCGCCAGCAGGTCGCGACCGGCTCCGTGAGCTACTCGCACGTCTCGCCCAACGTCGCCGCAGGCGGAACCCTCCTCCCGCACGAGATGGCACAGCTCGACGCCTACCGGGTGGGGTGGATCGGATGACATTCGCGTACGGCCAGACCGTGCAGCGCGACCGCCGACAGAGCATCCCGGACCCGTACAACCCCGAGCGCACGGTCCCCGGGCCCTGGGGCGACGCCGAGACGGTGGAGATCCGCGGGGCATGGGTCGCCGCGAGCTCAAGCACCCTCAGCGAGACCGCCACACGCGACCAGATCCTCACCGAGAAGAGCCTGTTTTGCGGGCCTACCGCGGACATCAAGCCGGGCGACCGCATCCGCGCCGACGGGGTCTCCTACTACGTCAAGGTCAAGCCAGCCGCTGATCGCAACCCGTTCACGGGATGGCAGCCGTACCTCGAGGTGCCCCTCGAAGATCGGGAGGGATGAATGGCTGCTCAGTTCTTCGACGACGCCCTCGATGAGATCGCCCGATCCGCCGGTGTCCGCGGACTCCTCACCGACGCCGCTGGCGAGGTACGCGACATCGCTCGCGCCGACGCCCCGATCGCGTCGGGCGAGTACCGCGACAGCATCCACGTCGAGGTCACACAGACCGACGAGGGAACCGTCGCCACCGTCGTCGCCGATGTGCGGCACGCGATGATCGTCGAATCCCGCGAGGGCACCCTCGCCCGCGCCCTCGGCAAGGCAGCGAGCCGTGTCTGACCCGGCCGTGATCCACGCCGACCTCGTCCTGTTCCTCGTCAACTGGTATCGCGCCGCGCTCGAGGCGCGCCCGGAGGACGTGTGCCGCGGCGTCGAGGTCGACAACCGGGAACCCAAGGGCGACTTCCCCGCCCGGCTTCTTGTCATCCGCAACGACGGCGGCCCCGACACGTCGATCCTCACCGGCCGGCGCAACGTCGGTCTGTCCGTGATAGCGGGCAACGAGGAGAACCCGAAGGACGCGGAAGACCTCGCGGCCATCGTGCACGCCCTCCGCACCCAGATCCCGAGCGTCGACGCCGACAACCCTGTCGCGGCGGTGCTCGGCTCGCTCGGCCCGTACGAGGTCAACGAGTCACAGCCGCGCGCCCGGCGCTACATGACGTTCTCCCTGAGCGTCGTCGGCAAGGCGCTCTAACCCACCCACCCAGGCCCGGACGGGCCCACCGCTTCGAAGGAGCACCAGCATGGTCGACGCGTTCGGCAACGACATCTCCGCCGTCGGTATCCCGGTCACCGGGTCCCTCGGCATCGCCCCGGGAGGCACGACCTTCCCCACCGCGGCCGAAGGCGCCGCCCAGTCCCTCTCCCTTGACCCTGCGTTCGAGAAGGCGGGTCTGCTCACCGAGGACGGTGGTTTCGAGTGGATGCTCGAGCCCGACGGTGATCGGCAGAAGTTCTTCCAGGAGGGCTACTCGATCCCCAGCGGCCTGTCCGAGCCGACGCTCGTCGTCAAGCTCGCCCAGTACGACCGGCTCGCCCGGAAGATCGCGTGGGGCAAGACGCCCGACGGGAACGGGTACCTCACCATCGACGCGGGCGGCTACGTCCAGGATCTCTCCGTCTTCACCGAGGAGATCTTCAAGGGTGGCGTCATCGTCCGCCGCGTCGCGGACGTCTTCCTGATGAAGGCGAAGATGGACAAGTCCGAGCGCGGCAAGGTCCGCGGCCTCGAGCTGACGTTCGGTCTGCGCCGCTCGCCGCGCCTGAACAACGAGCACGTCGGCGAGTGGCTGATCCCGCCCGTCAGCACGGTCGCCCCCACCATCGCATCGGCCCTGCCGACCGCGAAGGGCGCCGGCGAGACGGTCACGATCACCGGCACCAACTTCTACGGTGCGACGTCGGTGACGTTCGGCGGCGTCGAGTCGCCGCTGTTCCAGGTGACCTCGTCCACGCAGATCAAGGCCGCCCTGCCCGCCGGTTCCGCCGGCTCCGCTCCCATCGTCGTGACCGGCCCCGCCGGCGCGTCGACCGCGCGCGCCTACACCCGCGCGTGACCTACCTGCTGGCCGGGGCCGTGATGGGCACCCCGGCCAGCAGTCACACCCACCCCGCCCATCGCGAACCGAAAGGCCCATCATGACCACCGCTGACAAGACCGTCACGAAGCGCCCGCCGCGCGCGAAGCCCGAGCCCGGACCCAAGCCCGACTTCTTCGTCGTCGAAGACCACCTGAAGTGCCAGACCCCCGAGGGGGAGGTCTCCCTCGACCTGCGCATCCCGATCGAGCGCCTCGAGCTGTTCATGAACATGGACGAGATCGACGAGAAGCTGCTCCCGAAGTACCTCCGCGAAGAGATCCTCTGGCCCGAGGACCGGGACAAGATCGTCAACATGCGCGACGGTGCGAAGGCGTTCGGCATGCTCATGCGCTACGCCGAAGAGGTCGGCAAGCGGATGGGAGCCGGCCTGGGGGAATCCTCGCCCTCTACGTCTTCGTCGGAAGACACCGAGGGGCAGTCCGCTTCGACTTCCGACGCTACCTCCGCCTAGAGCTCGAAGACATCGGTCGATCCCTTTCCTATCGGAAGGCGCTCGACTACGTCGCCGAGCTCGAGCGTGAGTTCGGGTCGCACACGAACGCGTCCGTGGCGGGGTGGAAGCACACCGTCACCTACGGCGAGTTCCTCGCCTGGACGCACGCCACGGCGTTCATGAACGCCAACCGCGACACGACAACCCACCCCGATCCGGTGGAGTTGCCGACCCCCTGGCCTGACAAGCAGGACGTCGACGTCACGCCGGAGGAACGCGCCGAGCTGCGCGCCGAGCTGAAGGCGCGGTCCGCGTTCGCTCACTGATCCACACGGGGGTGCTGATGACAATTGTCGGCGCGGGCGAAGTCCCCATCAGTCCCACCTTCCCCGGCTTCCGGGGCGACGTGCTCGACCAGATCAACACGACCGCCTCGGAAGCCGGAGGTCGCTTCAAGGCAGCCTTCGGCGCGGCCGCGCGCGGCATCGGCGCGGGCATCGCCGTCGGCGTCGCCGCGGCCACCGCCAGCGTCGCCGCGATCGGCGGCAAGGGCCTCGACCGTGCGCTGAACATCCAGGACGCGAAGGCGCAGCTGGTCGGTCTGGGGCACTCGGCCGAGTCGGTCGGAACGATCATGGAGTCCGCCCTCGCCTCAGTGAAGGGCACTGCCTTCGGACTCGACCAGTCCGCTCAGATCGCCGCATCCTCCGTCGCCGCCGGCATCGCACCCGGCGAGGCGCTCACCCGCACACTCAAGCTCACCGCCGACTCCGCGACGATCGCGAAGGCTCCGCTGTCCGAGATGGGCAGCATCATCAACAAGGTCGCGACCAACCAGCGCCTCACGACCGAGACGATGCAGCAGTTCCAGGACCGCGGCATCCCCATCCTGCAGGCCGTCGCCAAGCAGTTCGGCGTGACCGCTGACGAGGCGGCGGGCATGGTCTCCCGCGGCGAGGTCGACTTCGCGGCCTTCCAGAACGCTCTCGAGTCCTCCGTGGGCGGCGCGGCGTTGTCCTCGGGCACCACCGCCCGCGGCGCGCTCGCCAACATCGGCGCGGCGTTCTCTCGCCTGGGTGCGATGTTCGTGCAGTCCGGGGTGGACGGGGCGCCGTCGCTGTTCACGACGATCGCCAACGCCGTCGACCGCGCGGCGGAGTCCCTCAAACCGTTCGCCGCGTCCTTGTCCGAGCGCATCGGGCCTGCGATGGCAGCGATGGGCGCATGGGTCGACTCCATCGACTTTTCCGCCATCGTCAACGGCATCCGCGAGTTCTACCTCGGCGCCGTCGACGTCAAGGATCTGCTGCTCACCGGCTTCACCGAGAACGAGACGCTCCTGCCTGACGGTGTCGTGCAGGGCCTGCGTATCGCGCACGACGTCTTCGCCAGCGTCGCGGGTGTCGTGCGGAGCATGTTCGACGCGTTCCGCGGCGGCAGCGGTGGAGTCGAGGGCGTTTCGACCTCGATCGGATCCGTCGGCGCGTCCCTGGCGACGCTGCAGCCGGCGTTCGCGTCGTTCGCCGGTCAGATGCCGAAGATCGGCGAGGCGATCGGCAAGCTCGCCGCGAGCGGGATCACCGTGCTCACGCAGGTGCTGTCGTTCCTCGCCGACAACGTCGACACGATCATCCAGTTCATGCCGCTGATCGTCGCCGGGTTCATCGCCTGGCGCGTCGCCTCAACGGCCGTCGCCAACGCCACCCTCGCGCTGCGCGCCGGGGAGCTCGCGGCAACGCCGGTGTACTTCGCGAACAACATCATGCGCAACAACTCGGTGCGCATCGAGCGGCAGCTCGCAATCGCGAAGGCCGCAGCAGCCGGCTCCACGAGCGCGGCCACCACGGCGACGACGGTCAACACGGCCGCCACCGCGCGCGGCACCATAGCGACGATCGCGGCGAACACGGCAGCCCGTGTCGCGGCGGCCGGGCAGTGGCTGCTCAACGCCGCCATGACCGCGAACCCGATCGGGCTCATCATCGCCGCCATCGTGGCGCTGGTGGCGGGGCTGGTGTGGTTCTTCACGCAGACCGAGCTCGGACAGGCGATCTGGGGTGAGTTCACCCGCTTCCTCGGTGAGGCGTGGGCGAACATCGTCTCCGTCGCCACGACGGTGTTCACGGCGCTCGCGTCGTTCTTCACGGACGTGTGGAACGGGATCGTCGACGTCGTCACCACGGTGTGGAACAACGTCTCCGGGTTCCTCGGGCCGATCTTCGACTTCATCGCCACCCTCATCCGGGTGTACGTCGAGACGTGGGTCAACATCATCCTCGTCATGGCCGCGGTGCTGGTCACGATCTGGAACGGCATCGTCTCCGTCGTCACCACTGTGTGGAACGCGATCGTCGCCTTCCTCGGCCCGATCGTCGAGTTCATCGTCGGCATGGTCGTCGGGTACTTCACCGGGCTGTGGGCGTTCTGGGTGGCCGTGTGGACCGGGGTCGTCGACTTCTTCACCGGCGTGTGGAACGCGCTCGTCGCGTTCCTCGTCCCGATCATCGCGGCCGTCGTCGGCGCGGTGCAGGGGCCTGTGCAGGCGCTGTCGGACTGGTGGAACGGCGTGTGGTCCGCGATCAGCGGGTTCTTCGCCGGCATCTGGAACGGGATGGTCGGTGCCGTGTCTGGCGCGATTGCTCAGATCGGTGGGTTCGTCGGGGGCATCTTCGACACCGTCATGGGTGCCATCGGTAACGCCGGCACCTGGCTGCTCGACGCGGGCGCCGACGTCGTCCGCGGGTTCTGGGAGGGTATCTCCGGCATGGGCGGCTGGCTCATGGAGCAGGTCGGCGGGTTCTTCGACGGCGTCATCGGCTGGGCCAAGGACACCCTCGGCATCCAGTCGCCCTCGCGGGTGTTCCGCACCGAGGTCGGCCAGATGGTCGGCGAAGGGATGGCGCTCGGCGTCACCGACTCGTCGACGGTCGTGCAGCGCGCGATGGTCGCCCTGTCGGCTGTGCCGCCCGCATCGGCGATCTCGCCACAGGCACGGAGCGCCTCGGCACCGACCGAAGGTGACCGTGGCCCGGCCTTCCAGCAGATCAACCAGTTCGCTGCGATGGACCCGACCGACGCGATCGAGGCGGTGAGCCATCGGGCAGAAGCGATAGCGGAAGCGGTGGGCGTGTGAGCGTGGTCGAGATTCACGGGGAGGGGCGCGTCGTTCGCGGCGTCCCCTCCTCCGCACATCGGACGGGCCTGTTCATCGGGCCGAGCGGGCTGAAGGGGCTGCAGGGGCTCCCCGCCCGGCGTCGCGAGGCGCTCGCGCGACCCCTGTCGGCGGGCGAGTACGACGTCCCCGTGCGGCTGCCGGCGCGCATCGTCACCATCGAACCGGGTGTCATCCTCGGCGAATCCGAGTACGACGTGCAGCGCTGGTGCGACTCCGTGAACGGATGGGGCGCATCGGGTGGTCGGTTCCCCCTCTCGCACAACGTCGACGGGGACACCCGCACCATCAACGTCCGGGTCATCGCCGCCGAAGGTGTCAACGAGCAGCGTCGCGCTGGGGAGCACTTCTACGGCCGGTTCATGGTGCAGTTTCATGCGGCAGACCCCCGCCAGTACGGGACCACTGAGACATACCCGGTACTCACGCCCGGCGGCACGGTGAAGGTTGAGTCGCGGGGAAACTATCCCGCCCACCCCACTGTCGAGATCCCTGACGCGCCGTCCGCGTGGAGCGTGACCTCACCCGCCGGCACGTTCACCGTCTCCGGCGTTCCCGCTGGGGGCCTGCACCGACTCGACACCCGCACCGGTCGCGTCTACCGCGACGGCGTGTGGCTGCAAGACGCCGGAACGGGCCCCCTCTGGGCCGTACCGAATGGGGCCGAGTGGGAGCACTCCATGTCCGCCCCGGGCCGCATCCTGCTGGCCCCCACCTGGATCTGAGGAGGAACCGTGACCGAGTGGTCCCTCACCGTGAACGACTCCATCACAGGGACGTTCCGCTCGCACGTGCAGCCCGCCGAGTCGGATTGGTCCACAAGCCTCGCCGGTGACGGCACCAGCACGGAGAAATTCGTGATGGGTGACGCCGACGAACCCTGGACCGAAGAGCAGATCGACGAGACGTTCGAGGGGAACAGTCGACTCCTCGTCCGGTGGTGGGGGGACACTCCCATCTACGCGCAGAAGATCGAAGAGAACGATATCGACTACGACACCATGAAGGTCAAGGTGTCAGCGTCCGACCTCATCCGCGAGGCCGACTGGCGAATGATCGACGGCGTGCTCGCGGACAAAGACTCCACGTTGACCATCACGGGTCGGTCCGCGGCCGGCGCGGTCCGGGCTGTGTTCGAGCGGATGACGCAGTGGGGACCCGACTGGCAATACCCGCTGGACCTTCCCCCGGACGGTGCGGGTGATGTCGGCGGCACGTGGAGGTTCTGGGAGAAGTTTCGCATCTCCGACATCCTCAAGCAGATCGAGGACCGCACCGGATGTGAGACGTTCCTGCAGGTCTACAGCCCCGGCGGCCGGGACATCAGATTCCGAGTCGTGGTCGGCACCCCGATCGTTTACGGGCGCACCGTGTTCAGGCTCAAAGCGGATGAGAGCCCCCTGTCCGGGGTGAAGCGCCGGAAGAGTTGGCGCCGCCAGGTTACCGGCATCCTCGGCGTCGGAAACGGCACCGGGCATGACCAGGAGACCCGCTGGGCAGGCTCGCCCGCTGGTCCGATCCGGGACACCAAAGAGTCGTTCCCCGACCTGACTGGCGATGCGTTGCAGGCCGCGGTGACGCGGTACTACGAGGCAAACTCCGGGCCGGTCACCCAGTGGACCGTCGGGTCGTTCACGATCAGCGACGACAACCCTCCGATGCTCGCCCTGCCCGGAAACGGGTGGGTGCTCGAGACGCCGACCGTGCACTCGCTACGAGTGATCAAGGTGTCCGGTGGCAACGGACTCGAGCTCAAAACGGAGGTGCAGAATGCAGCTTCGTGACCTCTCCGACGCGTTCTGGTGGATCCGTCGACTGATCTTCCGCGTCGACCGCCTCGAAGGCGGCGCGATGCTCGAAAACTCGTCCATCAGCAACGGCCGCATGCGGTTCATCGGCGGGCTCCTGCGGGTGGACTCCGGTGGTCGTGTCGAGATTGTCGGCACCCTGCAGGTCGACGGCGAGTCGACCGTCACGGGGCAGTTCACGGTGGATGGTCCGTTCACGTTCAACGGGGACGGGTCGATCACCGGTGCGCTGACGATCTCGGGGCCGGTTGAGATTACCGGTGACGTGGACCTGACGGGCATCATGACGGTCACGGGTGACATTGTCGTGACCGGGACGGGGAAGATCCGTATCGGTGACGTGGTCATCGAGGGCGGGAAGATCACCGCGGGGAACGTGGTGATGGAGAAGGACAAGATCACCATCGGTGGTCTCATGCCGGCGACTCTCGAGAATGGGGAGTTCACCCTCGGCAATGGGGCGAAGGTGCAGGTCGGGCTCACCGGTGGCACCTCGAGCATCGGGCTTGTGCCGGAGGGTGGTGTCGTCGACATCTCGGCGAACGCCCTCCTCGCTTGGATGCGGGCTTTAGGGGCGTCGGTGACGGTGAGCACCAGCCAGGTGAACATCTCCGCCCCCGTCGTTACCATCGACGATCTCCCCTCGACGGAGTCGTTGGACGACATCGAGTGGGTTGGCCGGCACAAGATCACGAAACGCCTTTACGTCGTACCGCCCGGAGTCGGCGGGCCCGGCGGAGGATTCGAACCCCCGTTCAGTTTGACTCTCGTGACCTCCGAGTTTGGGATGCGCACGCACCCGATCACCGGCGAAGAGACGATGCACAATGGCCTCGATTTCGGTGCACCGGCCGGCACGCCGATCGGCGCGATTGGTCGCGGCGTCGTGACCGAGTCCCAGCTATCCGGTGGCTTCGGGAACCTGGTCGTCGTCGATCACGGGCTGCTCCGCGGGAAGAGTGTGGTGTCGAGGTACGCGCACATGATCGAAGCCGGCGCCCCCGTGGGCACCCTGGTGACGACCGGAGAAACGGTCGGTCGTGTTGGTTCGACGGGTCTCTCGACTGATCCGCACCTGCACCTGGAGATCCTTGTCGACGGCGTCCCGGTGAACCCGCGTGAGTTCTTCGAGTTGTACAGCTAGGGAGCCTGGCAGTACGAAGAGTCGATGCCCTTCGCGAGCACGCCGCGGAGCACGGAATCTGTGATCCCGCCGAGCACGGAGACGGACTCGGGAGGCTGCCCAGCCGCGAGCTCCGAGCACACCGCGTCGGCCATGATCTGCGCCTGAGCAGGCGTGACCTCGTCGACAGCATCGGCGTTGTACGTGCGAGCGAGGCTCACGGCGAACTCGGACACGCCCGCCTCGGTTGCGACAGCCGCGTCGTCCGGTGGCGTGTAGTCCGGCGCCGGCACGAGCACCGTCCGCGTGACGGTCGGCACCGGCTGAGCGCTCATCTCGCCTGCGCTGCATCCGGTGAGCAGCAGCAGGGCGACAGCGCCAGCGGCGACGAGTCCACGTTTCATGCCGTTCACCCTACTCACCCTCCGCGCTCGTGGCATATGCCCGGGCCTACTGGAAAGACGGTGACGCCATGGCTGCAGCCGGATACGACGAGCCCCAGGTGCGCAACGCGGCGATCATCGCCGACGTCGCCCACGGGATGGGTCTCGGCGATCGCGGCGCGCTGCTCGGTGTGATGTGCGCGATGGGTGAGTCGTCGCTGCGGAACATCGACTATGGCGACTGGGAGACGAACGGTGTCCGCAACCCGGACGGTTCGCCGACGTCGTCGATCGGCCTGTTCCAGCAGCAGCGGTGGTGGGGCACCCCGGCTGAGCGGATGGATGCGCGGCATGCGGCCGGTGCGTTCTTCGCCGCGCTCGTGAGAGTGCGCGACTGGGCGACCCTCCCGCCGACCCTCGCCATCCACCGGGCGCAGATCAACGCGGACCCGAACCACTACTCGCGATACGAGCAGCCCGCGTGTGCGGTGCTGGCTCACATCGCTGACCGACGAGCGAAAGGCGGTGGGCTGTTCATGGCCGCACCTGTTATCGAGTGGGTCCGCGACGGGGTCGGATTCACCCCGGATGCTGCGGCATCGTTCCGCCGCGCGGAGGCCAAGTGGGGGCGCATCCCCTGCAACTCCACCTACCGCGACTGGGGCCTGCAGCTCTCGATGTGGCAGGCGTGGGAAGCGTGGACGCAGGGCCGCGGCCCGAAGCCGAACCACTCCCGCGCCGTGCACCCCGACCAGTCTCGGCACACGAGCGGCATCGCCCTCGACACCGATCTCTGGACCGTCGCCGGCTTCATCGCCTTCATGGTTGACCACGGCTGGATCCGCACCGCCGCCTGGGACCCCACCGAGCAGCACCACTTCGAGTACCAGTGGTGGCGCGACAACCACCGCAACGACCCGGCCCCCGCGGGCCAGAAGGAAGAGGAAGACATGAACTCCGAGCAGGACGAGATGCTGCGCTCGATCTTCATCGCCATCAGCGACAAGGCCAACGGCATCCAGCACAATGCCAACGAGGCCGCTGGCGCCGCCGTGCGCGGTGAGGAACTCGCGAAGGGCACCCAGGCGACGGCAAAGAACGTCGAGTCGATCCTGGCCGACGTGCGCAACGCGATCGCCGACCCGAAGATCGGCGTGCTCGTGGCGTCCAACGAGGCCCGCGCCTCCTCGGCCGCTGCGCTGTCCGCGGTCGGCAAGCTGAGCCTCGGCGGCGGGAAGATCGACGTCGACGCGCTCGCGAAGAGCATCCGCAAGGATCTCGGCGCCGACCTCGCGACTGAGCTCGCGAAGCGCCTGGCGAACTGATGCGATGGCTCGCCGCGGTCGGGCGCGCGAGTCACCAAGGGGGGCGCTGATGGACGCACTCTCCCTGTTGGCAAACCCCACCCTCCGCGACATCGGCGCAGGCGCGATCCTCGTTCTCGTCGTGCTCATGATCATCACCGGCCGCCTGATCCCGAAGGCCACGCACGATCGCGAGATGAAGACCGCGATCACCCGAGGCGACGAGTGGAAGCAGACCGCGGAGGAGACCGTAAAGGTCAACGCCGAGGTGCTCTCGCAGAACTCGCAGCTCATCAAGGCGAATGAGGTGGTGGAGGCGTTCCTCCGCTCTGCCGGCCCGTCACCCGCTGACACCTCGCCGGTAGGGGGCCCGTGATGTGGCCCTTCAAGAAGAAGCCGCCGACCGTCATTCCTGACGACGTCGCCGAGGCGCAGGAGATGCGTACCGCGGCCACAGAACAACACCGCGAGCTGAAGGTGCAGGGGCAGGAAGTGTCACGCCTCACCTCGAAGCTCGTCGAACGACGCGCGCTGAACCATTTCGGGGAAAGCATCCAGATCACTTTCACCCGGAGGGGCCATGCGTGAAGCACTCGAACTGACCGACCTCATCGCCGACATCGGCATCCTCTTCGCCGGTGCCGGCGCGATCATATTCGTCATCTCGTACGCCACGTTCTTCAACTGGCGTGCCACACCCGCGGGTCGAGCGCTCATGTACGTGTTCATCGCGATGGCGTCCGTGGCGCTGCTCGCTGGCGCGGGACGGTGGCTCGGGCCCGACTACTGGGGACGAGAGTTCTTCCGCCCCGCCACATGGTGGTCCGTCGCGGTCACCATCGGCCACCTCGTGCACGTGCTGTGGGCGTCGTGGCGCAAGACCGAACCGGTCGACATTCGATCTCGAGCTCGTAAGGAGCAACTATGAACACCACCCCCGACATCTGGTTCAAGGGTCAGCGAGTGCTCCGCACCATCGTGCAGGCGCTCATCGTCCTCGTCCCCATCGTCAACGGCGTCGCCCTGGCCGTCGCGAACTACCTCAACACGCAGACCGACGTCGCAGTCGCCCCGGTCGTTTTCGTCTGGGTGAACGCCGTCGTAGCGGTAACCGCGCTGCTCATGGGTCTCGCGGCGCGGATCATGGCCGTCCCCGGCGTGAACGACCTGCTGGTCCGTGTCGGGCTCGGATCCGTGCCCGCGCGCGTCGACGGCGCGCACAACGAGTGACCCGGTTCCTGGCGGCGGTCCTCTTCGTGTGGGCCGCCGCCGCCCTCTACTCCCACATTCCCCGCCCGGCTGAGGGCTGAGAGGAGACCACCATGCCCGCTGTGTCCGGGAACGTACGCACGTGGGGTTTCGACGCATTCCCTGCTGGTGAGCGACTGCTGGTCAGCTTCGCACCGTCTTCGGCCGGGGTGAGCGTCAGCGCCCTCCTGCCACTGCGGCAGGAACATGTCGAGCCCGGCCCGGACGGTTCGTTCACACTGAATCTCGCTGCGACAACGGCGGTCACACCTGACGCGTGGTACGCGGTGCGGTTCGAGTGGTTCGCGACGCACCCCATCACCGGGGAGTGGGCGTCATCTGGGTGGTCCGAGCTTCCCGGGCAGTTGCGGGTGCCGGCGGCGGGCGGCGACATCTCCAGCCTGCTGGAGTTCACCCCCCGGCCCGGATCGATCCTCTATGGGTACGGCCCGCCTCCGTCGTCGCTGAGCGGCGTGATCTATCTCGACGTGTCCGGTGACCGACCGAAGCTGTACGCCCCGAAGGGAGCCCTGATCTGATGGCGCTCGAATATGTGGACGAGTTCGCCGCCGCGGGCGACGGGACGACGTCGCTGGTGATCAGTACCCCCGGGTCCAAGTCCCGCGCGACGGTCGAGGGGCTGATCAGCGTTGTCGCTGAGAACATCATCACCAGTGACCCGACGATCAAGGATGCTGCGGCTGCCGCGGTGACGACGGCTGCTGCCGAGGGTCGGTTCGTGAAGGCTGTCGACGCGCCGAGCGCGGCCGGTGACGACGGGGCCGTGTACCTCGGGTCTCAGTCGGGCTATGCGCTGATCGGCTGGAAGAGCAACGGTGACCTGTCGACGTGGACGCGGGCGTTCTTCAAGGAGCAGGTCTCGGACATCGTCGAGGCGGCGAAGATCCCCGGCGTCTACCGGTTGGAGCTCACCCCTTCGGGTTACGCGACGCGCATCATCTACGACAACGGCACGCAGGAACTCCCCGGCCTCATCGGCGGCGGAGGTTCCGGCGGTGGGTCCGCGGTCATCCCCGACACCGTCAACGGGGTCACCTACCTCACCGACATCACCACCGGCATCCGGTCTCGACTCGTGCCCACCGACCGCACTCGTCTCGTTATCAACGGGACGTCCACGTTCGCGGGCATGGCGTCGCAGTTCACGGCGTTCGGGGGCGCGCGCGGTGCGACGCTCGTAAACACGGCCACCGCGGGCGTCGGCGCGGAGCAGACGCTCGCCAAGCTCGGATCTCGACCGTTCGTCACGTCCGGTTCGACCACGATCGCCGGGACCGGGTCGACGTCGCTCGCGTCGTCGAACGTGCCCGCGTCGATCTTCAACGCCTGGTCCGTGTCGGGAGCGTTCGAGGGCTTCTCGAACGTGCACGGCACGATCAGCAAGCCCGGCGGTGGCGGAGCCGCGTCGTGGGCCTTCACACGCGACACAGACGGCGCGAGCTTCACCGTCCCCGCGGGGACGAAGTTCATCCCCGACGCGAATGCGAACCGAGACGCGATCATCCTGCTGAACGTCGGGAAGAACAACCTCTCCGGCGGGGTCGACGGGGTCACCACCGACGTCGCGCAGATCATCCAGTGGACGAAGGACGCGTACGCGTGGGCCACGTCCACCGGGAAGAGCGTCCTCGTCGTGGGGCACTACCAGGACACCGGCACCCCGGCGGACTCCGCGGCCCGCACACGCATCAAGGCGTACAACGACGCCATGCGCTCCACCTTCGGCGCCCGCTTCGTCGACATGGGCGCCTACGTCGCATCGACACAGATCTTCACCGATCTCGGGCTCACCCCCGACAGCGCCGACCTCGCCGAGATCACGCTCGGCAACAAGGCCCCGCAGATCTCCGCATACTCGGCCGGCGCATGGCCGTCCGGGACCGTCGATCCGCTCCACCTTTCCATCCCCGCTCGCGGCGCCGTCGTAGACAACCTCATCGGACGGGCACTCACCGTCACCCTCAACTGGATGCTGGAGGCATCATCATGACGACCACCGTTCAGCGCATCTACGGCGACGACTCCGGGTTCCCCTCGAGCCGTCCGATCATCGCCCTCCCCGACATCACCACGGGACTGCTGCTCGACTACAACGCTGACTCGCTCGGCGCTGTCGGCGCGGCTGTGAGCACCTGGGCGAGTTCCGCGGGCGCCCTCGGCGCGGCGGCCAACCTCACCGGCGGGTCCACGTCGAAGCCGACGGTCGTCGCCGGCCCGAACGGGCACAAGGCCGTCCGTGCGGACGCGGCATCCAGCCAGTACCTCCGCACGGCGTTGTTCGGGTCCCCGGTGGGGCTTCCGCTGACTCAGGTGGTGGTGGTGCGGGCGGCGGCGACGAGCACCGGGTCGATCATCTCGGGCAACTTCACGTCGTCGTCCGCGTTCGCTGGTATCCGTCGCATCTCCACGGGCTACGACGGCGGTGCGGGTGCGACGGGCGAGATCGTCAACGGCAGCTCCGCGGACACCGCGGGGTTCCACGTCGTGACCATCCGTCACGGACTCAACGGCCTCCTGCGGGTGGACACGGTGGAGTCGCAGGGCGTCACCGGTCAGGCGGCGCCGACTCTGGCGAACCTACCGCGGGTGACGCTGTTCACGAACTCCGCAGCCAACGCGCAGTTCTTCGGCGGCGACATCGCCCGAGTCATGATGTTCTCCCGCGCCCTGACGAACGCGGACATCGCATCCCTGCACTCCACCCTCGGCGCCACCTACGGCCTCGCGGCCTGACCCTCACCGACAACGCCCCCGGCGTCCCTCTTCGGAGGTGACGCCGGGGGCGTTCCGTCGTTGCGGCTCACTTCTCGCGAAGCTGCGCCTCGCCGGGAGCGAAGTCTGACATCATCTCGTCGGCGATGTCCTGCTCGAGCGCGAGATCCGATTGTGTTCCACGGTGCATAGCGTCACCTCCCTTCCTCTGGGGTTCGGCGAGCGTACACCCGCCGTGGTCAAGCCTGTCGCACGCTCACGAGCGCCCATCCGTCGGGGACCTGGCCCCGCAGCGCGGGCATGTCGGCACCCTCGATCTCCCGGGTCCCGTCGCGGCGGGCGAATACCCCGGTAGCGGTGAGCGCGGTGGTCCCGTTCGACATGCGCACGGGGGCATCGGTGAGCTCGAATCCGTCTGGGCGCTGCCGCTCGAGCACGGTGTGCACGTCGGCGAGGGAGTGCGCCTCCACGTTGACGGTGCGAATTTCGACGGGGCGGATGGTTCCGATCATCCGGTCATCGTATGGTGCGCACGGTGACGGCGTTTCGCCACACGACAGGTTGCCAGTGGCCTCCGTCGCAGGGCACGTTCACGATGACGACGCGATCGTTCGACCCGATGGCCCACCCCTCGCAGCGTTCCGCCGCACGATTCGGCCACGACACCCACACCCACACCGGCCGCGGCGAGTCGAACCACTCGACCTCCGTCGACCCCCACGCCTGCGGTGGGAGCGTCACCGGCGCGACAGCGGCCGCCGCTCTCGCGATCTTCTCGTCGCTGACCTTCGTCGAACCCATAGACCGGTCCCCTTCCCCGGCCACGGGTGATGCTACGTCACCCCACCGACACGGGGAATGTCGGAGGTCCGCGCGACACTATCCGCATGCCCACCGCCCCCGAGCTGTTCGCCTTCGAGAACGCTCACCCCCGGCACACCAGCCAGAAGGAAGCGCTCATCGTCGACGAGCTCGGGGTGAAGCCGGCGAGGTACTACATGCTGCTGCTGCACGCCGCACGCTCGGCGGAGGGGGCACGGCTGGACCCCATGCTGTGTCGACGCGTGCTCGATCGTGGGCGTCGGGCGGCGTGAAGAAAGCCCCCGCTCGGCGAGTCGGGGGCTGTACTTCCAGGGGATAAGCGTCTGGCTTATGGTCGCCGGGGGATAAGCGGTCGGCTTATCGGCGGCGGGCAGGGGGTGTTCTTCTGTGGAGGGTTCCCATGGGGCTCTCTCGGGTGGGGAGGGGGACTTGCGTTGCCGTTGGCGGGGACTCCGTCGTCCCCTGCTCATCTTCTGGCGTGATGCGTTCCCGCGTTCACCGCCACCGGCCTGGTGGTGTCGTTGCTCATGGTTCGAGTATGGAGCGGTAATTACCGCCGTGTCAAGTCGTGTTGTCGGCGGGACCAGGAATGGCCCGTCGAAGTGGGCGCACGCCGGCGAGTGTCGCTCCGATGACGTCCGACATCTGCTGGTGTGCGTCGGGCTGCAGGTGGCCGTATGTGTTGACCGTCGTGGTGATGGACTCGTGCCCAAGCCGAGCTTGCACGAAAGGCAATGGCACCCCGGATGCGATCAGCCATGACGCGTGCGTATGGCGGAGGTCGTGAGGGTTCGGGGACTTCTGCAGGGGGCGCACGCCCAGCTCTGCGCAGAGCGCCGCGTCTCGGGCTCGACCGATTAGGGGGAGCCACACGTTCGAGCGGAAGCTGCGGTGGTCGATCGCGCGGCCGGTGCGGCTCAGGAACACGAGGTCGTCGGGTGCGCCGGGTGTGCCGAGCGCATGGGCGGCGTCGGCGCTGAGGCTGACGGTGCGTCGTGACCGCTTCGACTTGGGTTGTTTCAGGATCTTCCCGCCGCGGGGGGCGCGTTTCCATGCCCGGTCGATGCGCACGGTGGGCGGAGAGCTCTCGAGGTCAACGCGGTCCCATGTCAGTGCGGTGGCCTCGCCCCAGCGGCAGCCGGTGCCCGCCAGGAACATCAGTAGCCCCTCGTATCGGGCGGGGGCAACGGCGAGGATGGTGGCGAACTCGTCCGCGGTGAGGAAGACGCCCTCGCGTTTCTCGCCGCGGGTGATGCGCGTCTTCCATGCGGGATTGTCGCCGCGCAGCTTGTGCTCAACGGCGGCGCGTAGAGCCGCTGACAGGATCGAGTGGTAGTTCTGAACCGTCTTCATCGACACGGGCTTCTTCGTGCCCTGAGTGAGCTGGCGTTCCTGCCACGTCACCCAACGACCGACGTCGGCCTTCGTGATCGCGTCGACCGGCATGTCGCCGAGAACCTGCAGGAATGACCGCTGCGCGGCACGCTTGTAATCGTCCCGGGTGCCCTCCTCAACCCCGGTGAGCATGCCCGAGTCGGAGTCGAGGTACTGGGCCACCCAATCCCGCAGGGTGGGCATGGTCGAGTCGCGGGTGCGCGCTTCGAGGACCGAGACGGCGTGTTCCCATGTGAGTCGCTCGGCAAGTGCCTTGAACTGCTCGGCGCCTTCGATGCGGGTGAAGGTCTTCTGCTGCATGCGCCCGTTCACGCGCTGCTGTACGCGGAATCGCAACTCGCCGTTGGCGAGCGTGCGCGTGCCGAGGCTAGCCAC